CTACCACTAGGAATCACAACGTCATTTACGGTGTACTTTAAATCATTGAGCCAGTTTGTGTAACCAGGTATATTGCCAGTGCCTGGGAAATCACCCCAACCATTGAATTTAGAGTATTGAAGAATGACTCTGTTTACACGTCTACTTAAATTTTGCGAGTCAAAAACGGCATTGTCAATCCTGTTTATGTTAAAAGCTATGCCGTCACCAATCAATAGGTCGCTATCTGCGTCCCGATGCTGTTGAGAAACCGAAAAGAATGGATAGGCACCACTTCTAACAGCGCCTTTCTGAAAGTAGAAGTTTTCTGCATCCAAGTCGATTACATCAACACTCGCTGGGCTTGTCTCATAGATTCCATCCGGCTCTGCATTGTAAGAGATGTATTGCAGTGAGTCTGTTGGAACTGTAAAGACCCCAGCCCTATCAAAAATCCACCACCTACCGTTAGAGTAGCATATAGATGAACCGATAGACGCCATCAAGTCTTCAAGAATCTCATACGTGCTAATGAACTCATCACTTAGCGCGGGTCTAATCCTCTCAAATCCACTTATTACTTGAGGTCCTAATTCCTCTCTTGAGTAAAAGCCATTACCATGAAGGTGAATATATTTGAGCAGAGGTTTATTTACCGATAAATCCCCGGTATCTGGGTGCTTAAACCTCGGAAGAAGAAATTCATTTAGGAACGGGCTAACAGCACTCTGCAAAGTGTAGGAAAAGTGCGGTAGTTTACTTAGACATAGATAAATCCATTCAATGTAGGATTTGAATCCAGTGTAGATATCACCGTTTTCATCCTTGAAGTCCATGTTTTTCAATTGAGCCAGACCATCTGAAGCAGTAAAACTCATTGTGATGGAACCATCCTCAATCGTTTCACTAAATGCCTCAGAGTGGACGATTCCAGCCCAATAAAGAAAACCCTCTACATGGATGCGGCAAACAAGGTTGAATTCATGGTAGTTGTATACAGCCTCAACAATAGCGTTCCTGTATTCACATGGAACGAGCATGTCAATAGAAACGGAACTAGGAATAATAGGCGGCTTAACATCATCAACGCCATTGTTGTAGGTCAACTCAAAACCCGGAACAGAAAGCTCTACATCGTAATCAAGGTCTACCCCAGATTGACCTGTTGATATGAGTTCGATGGCGTATTCAAAGCCATTTGGAGCGCATCGCTCAACATAAACTATTCTTCTAGCCATAAATCCTATCTGTTGCTGTTACACCTCTAGAACCTGCAATCACAATATTACTTCCGCTAATAAATCCACGCATACCCGGTGTTGTCTCCACAGACCTCGATGGCAATCCGAATCCGCTCATAACGAAGCTACCAAGACCATTGGCTGTGGCATTGGCCGCCATACCCGCTACAACAGAAGTACCCCCGCTAAGTACAGCGAGTATGCTGTAAGCAATAATTAAAGCAGCTAACTTAGCCATGAGTTGCGCAAATACGTCAAGCAACGACTTGAGCAGACCCTTAAAGAATCCTTCTCCAGCAGTAAGAGCAGTATAGAATGCACCAGCCAAGGTGTCGCCAATCGTCATGGCAAAGTTGACAACTTGCTTTTGAATCTCAGCCATCCTCTCCATTTCAGTGAAGAATATCCTGATATTATCTGCTGCAAGCTGTGAATTTTGAGCCTGAAGTAAGAAGTCATCAGCTAAAGTTCTATTACCAACACTGAACGCCTCTTTAGCAGCAGATGCATAAATAGACGTAGCTTCCTCGTAGTAATCTAGCTGCTTTTGGAGTTCTTTAAGATTTGCTGGTTGTGCGAATATATTAGCAACCTTCTGAAGGTCGTTTAACTCTTGGTCAAAGGCATCTGGTAGAGCAAGGTCGTTGATATCCCTACTCAGATTACTGATGGCAAGACTTACTTCACCAATTAAGTCACCCTGTCTTCCCCAAGCGTTATTAAACTCGTCATCACCATAAATATCACTGTAGATATTTGCAAACTCAAGGCCCAGCTCATTGGCAGTCTCCATCTCAGAAACGAAGTAACCAACTTCTGTCCTGAAGAATGTTAGATTGCCAGCAGCATCTTTGAATAAATCGTCACCACTAAACTCATTAAATAAAGGCCCAAACTTGGGCATTTCAATGCCGAGTAACTTAAGCTTCGCCTCAACTTCTTTTAGTTGAGTGTTGAGTTTTTCGAGTTTCTTGTAGTCAGCCGTCTGGATACCAAGCTTGGTGTTTTGCTGATATAAAAACTGAAAACCTGAAATTTGAGACTCAAGAAGACGGTATTGCTCTTTAAGTTCCTTGACAGTATCTAAAACGGGAACACCCCTTTTGGGGTCTTCAAGAGCTGCTTTAGCAAGTGCTCCAACTAAACTTTCACCGGGTTTAGCCGCAGCATTTACCAGAGATGTTTGAGAGTCATCGGCTGACTTCGCGATATCATCAAGAGCCTTCTTGAGGGTTTTGAGAGAGGCAATTTTATCCTCTACATTCCTTACGTATTCATTCTTCGCCCTTTCGTCAAGAAACCGAGATAGGTAACCAGTATCCAAAAATTCCCTATCGAGGTTCTTCTTGCCGGAAAGGATATCATCAAGATTCTGGTCGTATTTACCTAAGTAGTTTTTTGTAGTCTCGTATAGTTCCTTGTAATCATCTTGAAGCTTTTCTAGCTCCTTGCCACTTGTCCGTGAAAGTTCCTCAACACTCTTCTTTCCCGCCTCAGTAGCGTCATCAATCTTGTTCTTCCTGATGACCTCATTGAACGTCTCCCAAACGCCAACAACAAGCCCTGTTACAATGTTTAGCCTACTGAGTACCTTAGCTAAACCACCTACTGCTGGAAGCGCCCTTGAGATATACCCTCCAAATTTTTTGAGATATGGGGTAAGCTTACCAAGTGCGATAAATATATTTTTGAATAGGCCAGCCAGTAGTTTGAATGGCTTCAATACCAAAGCTAACAACCTAACGAGCGACCCAAAAATCAGTGTTAGCGGGCCAAGAACAGCTATGACTGCACCAGCAATAGCAGTAAACCTCTGAGTGGCTGGTGATGCTTCATTAAATTGTTTAACAAGGTCAGTCAAGTACTGAATAAGCTCCCTGAGATTGGGTGCTAAAGAGTCGGCAATAAGAACCGCTGATGTACTCAGAGCTGAGGTCAGTTTGTCGATGTCAGCCTTTAATGTATCTTCGAGAACACTAGCGAATCTATCAAGGAAACCACCAGAATTCTCAAGCTCTCTTTGCAACTGTTGTTGCTCGTCAATCAGTCCAGCGATGGCGCTACGTGGACCAGCACCTCTCAGTCCGTATTGAGCGAGTTCTTGTCTGAATCCGGTAGATTCATCAAACAATACCTCAAGTGCCTCTGTAGCGTTGTATCCATCCTTAGCAAGCTGCTGAAGAATACGTCTAAACGCTGTACCACCTCTACTTGCATCAAAACCCCTGTTTGATAGTACGGCAAGAACAGATACTGTTTCTGCGAGTGAGAAGCCAAAGGCAGCGGCTTCTGCACCAGAGAAATTAAGTGACGACCTCAGTTTGTCAATGGTAAGCGTACTCTCAGCGTTGGCCTTTGCAAAGACATTGGCAACATAAGCAGCCTGAGCAGATTTATCACCAACAGACTCTAAACTGGTACTAAACTTATTAAGGGTCTGAACAACGAACTCACCGGAATCAGCAAGGTCGGTGTCCATAGCTTGAGCCAACTTAATAATTGTTGGCGTAAGCTGCTTGATTTCGTCAGTAGTAGAACCAAGTTTTGCAAGACTCAACTGCAATTCAGAAACCTGAACATTAGTAAAGATGGTCTCTTCACCAAGTCTCAACGCCTCATCTCTAAGGGCCTTAATAATCTTTTCTTGCCCCTTAAGACCAGCAATCTTTGCCTGAGCGAACTCAAAGTCCTTAGCGATATTGACTGCGGTTTTACCAAGCAAAATGAGCGGGCCGCTCAGTGCCACGCTCATATCCCTTCCCGCCCTAGTCGTCCTATTTGCAAATGCCTCTAACTTCTTCTCAGCTCTTTCAATGCCAGATACAAACTGTTTAGTCGTTACTGTCAGAATCGCGCTTAGAGTCGCTTGGTTTGCCATAGATATATTTATTTTTCTCTACGATACGTAGGACTTCTTCTTTAGTCTTCGGCATCTCAGATTTTACCTTCTTTTTGTAGTAAGGATTGAAGTCCTGCGGCTTGTGCTTCTTCTTGCTATTCATGTTGGCGTTAAGAGCCATCATTGAAGAAGTGTGGTTCCACATTATCTCGTCCCTCACCATAACCCCCTTTGTTATACTTGTGACCTCAGCTAGGGTGTAGTCCCAAAATGAATTGGGCTCTACACCATAACTGATTGCCATAAAGTACATCTGACGAAGAGTGGGAGTCTCTATTTCTTCGCCTTCGTCACGTTTCCCCCTGCATCTCCTTTAGCTTGGTCCTCATCGTACATAGCTTCTGAGATGGCAGTTGACACCTTTTCCAACTGGTCGGTATCCAAAACTTCTGAGATAAACAACTCCTTATCGATGTATGGTGACTTGGTTTTGCTCCTGAGCTTTGCATTCTTGTATGCATAGTAGCAAATAGTTGGTACAGCGGTCAACGGGTCTTCTTGAATGTATTTACTCAACTCATTGAGGTTGACATTTTCATCAACCTTCAGAAGTCTAAGAGCATTCATAGTCAATCGGCAAGGGACTGCTTTGCCTTCAATAGTCACTTCAAATTCGCCTCGGAGTGAATTCATACTTATTTGTTTTGGTTATAGAATATAAGGGGGAGAGGAGGCATGGAGCCCCGTCCCTCCCCCTTTTGACTGAATTAGTCGTTATACAAAGGACCGTACCCGTTCAAAGTAGAAGAGTACGTTGCGATTTCATCAACACCGCCAGAGAAGCTGATAGAGCCAATCAAGCACTGCCCATAGTAGCTGATGTTTGGACCAGCAGCGAACTTCGCAATCAAGTAGTATTGATTTTGAGCCGCAGACATCAAGGTAATACCTGAGCCGTCTGCAACAGTTTCTACAACACTAACGTCCAACAGGCCGTCGACACTCAAGCTCCAGCTCAAAGAGCCAGAAGCAATGTAGTTGGCTGAAGAGCCACAAGCATTTCTAGCTGCGACTTCGTTGATTGTGTTAGATGCTTCGAGGGAAGTCTGGGTAGCGTAGGTCAAAAGGTCTAGCTGTGATGCTGCGCTTCCCCAGGCATTATCAGCGTAGGTAAAGATATCAACCCATTCGCCTGTGTCTTTTGCGACAATAGCAAAGTCACCTGCTGAAGGCGTTACCCCTGTGATAGCGGTGGCATCTGTGCCGATGAAAACGTCGATAGGTGAGGTTTGTGGCGCTGAGAGCGCGTATACACATAAGCTATTTGAATTTACTGTAGCCATTTTTTCTATTTTTTAAGTTGCTTGATATAATGTTCCGTAACCACGGAGAGTAGCAGAGTATGTAACAACATCATCAACACCTCCACTTATATTAACATTTGAAATGAGGCAAATCCCATAGTATGAGATTGTACCTACATCAAATTTTGATACTGTAAAATGCTTTTTTCTAGCTATCTCAAGAAGGCTTCTACCTGTAGTTTCTCCTTCACTGATTAAGTTTTCATAATCATAAAGGGCAGAAACTGACATGGACCAAGTCAACGCAGATGACGTTACAAGAGATTTTGACTTGCCCGTACATTTGTCTCGATAAGAGATGGTGTTTATGCCTCTATCTACTTGTAATGAAGATTGAGTGGCATAAGACAAGACTGCGTATTGTAGCGGCCTCCAGCCAATGACTGTAAAATTGTAGGCACCAACAAACTTGCCAGTAGATGTGACCAGTATTGCTAACTCACCAACAACCTCTGGATTACTCCCAGCGTTGTAGTCCGGTAGGCTGTCATAGTAAATGACGAATGGTTCATCACTAGAAGCTTGAACTGTATAGATACAAAGACTGTTAGCTTGGATTTTAGCCATTACAAGAACCTTACAGATTTCGCCTTACCATTCATAATTGCTGTCACAAGCCTACGCAAGTTAATAAGCATCCTAGCTTTTACTATTCTGGTTCTCCGCGAGTAAATGGACTGGAACGGAATCTTATATTTAGGTTTCATCTGCTTTGCTGGCGTCACAAAGAAGTGCACACGCCAACCACCGCCTCTACCTTTAATTTTACGAGCACCACTTGGTCCAACCTTAGCACCAACCCTGCCCGTAAGCTTGTCTTGATAGTTTCTCACGCCAATACTGCGAGCCATCTTTCCAGTCCTTCTTTGTACAGTATTGTACATGTTCTGCTTGAGGATATCAGACCATGGACGTGCAGCACTCTTTGCTGCGTCCTGGATTATTTTAATCCTCTTATCGACAGTCTTAAAGTAGTAGAGGGCTCTTTTAAAGTTCCTTAGCTCGGTAGCGTCTAGCTGTATTGTACTGTCAAAACTTGGCATGATGTCAGAGGGCTACAAAATCCATGTCATCACGAAGTTCTGCGCGAATCTTCATGCCTTCCTTGCGGCCGATAGTCTGGATAGAATAGATTTGAAATTCACAGTTGTTGTAGATGATTACATCGTCAAACTTTATCCCGGAGATATATCTTGACATAACCTCAATCTTTACCTTTCCTACAAGTTGGTCGTCGACCACCTCTTCCGACGCCCCAGCAGATGGACTCCCAACAAACCTCACGTTGACATATACATTCTCATAGCCAAACATTGGAGCTAGAACCCTTGTCCTATGGCCGTACTTATCAGTCTGGTATGTGTACCTGCTAAAGGTAGCTCTTTGGTCTAATAGTCCTGCCCTCATAATGGTGATTCGCTATAGTCTCTGATGGAACCGATGAGCCTGTCAACACCCATCTTAACCTCTGTAGTGATAGCCCCAATAACCTCAGCCTCTCGTTGATTGTAGAAGTGACCTGCAAGCAGTAGCGTGGCTTGAATGGCTTGTGGTGGAACAACATCAGAGCCAAATTCGTAAGTGATTCTATAGAATTCATCACCATCTTCATTGGCATCTTCAGGAAGTTCTGTAATAAGCAGTTTTAACTGGTGAGGTTTTCTCCTGTAGTAGAACTTATAATCAGTACCCTCTTCAAAATCTGTGTATTCATCTGAAGAGTTAAGATAACTCAAGACAAAAGGCTGAGGGTCTTGAGGGTCCTCATAGAATGGATAGAAGTATTTGTGAAAGACGTATTCTACTCCAAGCTCGATTTCATCCTTATCTAAATACAAGGTCAAGCTGCAAGCGCCAAAGTATCTATCAGCTTGCTGAGTCACATATGCCAAAGCAGCTTCTAAATATGTACTCTCAATATCTTCCCCGTAAGTTCTAACGTGCTCAAGCATACTTACACCTAGCTGTTGAGCCGCATTTGAAGTAACAGTAAACCTCATAGTATTATTTTAGATTGGGGTGATAAAAAAAGGGCGGGCACTAGACCCGCCCCTTTACCTTGTCGGGTAAATAAGAGGAGTTTAAGCAGTAGCCCCTACGTTATCAAGTCCGTGGATACCGCTAGCTTGCAAGGTCTTGAAGTCCTTGTAAACATTGGCAATCATACGTACTACACCTTGGTCCGCATCGGTGTATGGGTCCACGATAATGTTCAATCCACCCCACGTGCCACTAACAAGTTGAGAACGGTCGCAAGCGTACAGTACGTCAGCTACTACACCACTGTGGATAATCGCTGGGTAACCTGCAATAGAGCGGCGGTCACGTGGAGAGGTTGCGTAAAGCAATCCGCTTCCTGGGTCCAAGCTTTGCTCACGAGCATATCTGTAAGCAGTAGTACCTGAGAGCAATGCAATATTCTCAAGGGGTACATCAGCAGCGAGAAGCTCAGCTTCGAGGTCCAAGACAGTGTTTGCGTCAGCCGTACCTTCGAGCAAAGTCCCAGCAGCAGTATTAATTGCAGCAATAACGTCAGCGCTGAACTTTGCGTCCAAAGCCTTTCTGATGTCGTTTGCAATAAACAATCCCATGTCGTCAGCAGACTGAGCAAGCATCTGGTCAGTGACACGAGTGTAGACACCATAGCGCTTAGGCTGAAGCTTCACTGCACCGAAGTTGATGTTATCTTCAGTGAGAGCTGCTGCTTCATTAGGCTTTTCAGCAACCAACTCTGAAGCCTGTACGTTAAAGACAACGTCACCAGTAAGGCCAGTCAACTGACGAACGCCCATCTGTACGGCTACATCATTAGGACGGAAAGCCTCAATCAATCCAGCGTCTTGGATGCCTACGGTACCATCCCATGAAGCTCTATCACCAACGGAACTTCCATTACCAACATCAGCTCCAACAGACATAGGTGCTGCACGGAGAATCATTGAAGGGATGCTTACACCGCCAGCAATGTTAACTTTTGCGTCCTGGAACTCATTACGAGCCTCTTGGTTCATCTCAGCTTCCAAGCCAGAGAGCTTGCCCTGAGCGGCCTCTTTAATCATTTTGCCGAAGCTAAACTTCTCGACGGCACGAGCCTCTGAATCGCCGAGGCCCTGTACATACGCGGGTGCGTTGTTTTTCATGTTGTTTGAATTATTTGAATTATTGTTTCGAGCCTCGGTAGACTCGTGATTTGCTGCTTGTGCAAATGGGTGAGGAAGGATTTCAGTATCGATGAGTTGCTCTTCTACAAGCTCTCCTCGCTGCTCTGAATCATCCTCATTAGTATCATCTGTATCTTCCACCATATCCTCTTCATCCTCAACTCTGTCCTCGACGGCTTGTTCATCCTTCTCCTCATCTTCCCCTGTGTAATCATCCGCACGGAGTAGTCTAAGTTCCTCTTCCGCCACTTCATCGCCAAGTGCTTCGAGCATTGAACGTAGAGCGACTTCAGTGGTTGGGTAAGCCCCTTGAGTTGTTGGTGATACGTCATAAAGTTTGTCTACAGATTTGATTGTTCTAAGGTGCACACCATCATTGCGCTTTTCCCAGTCATCCTCAGCAATAGTGAAGCCAAACGATGAGGTTGAGACGATGCCCATCCTGATGTTTTCAGCCAAATCTTTTGCGTAAGACTGGTTACCCAGTTCAAACCTGTACTTCAAGCCAACCTCGTCAACCTCCAACTCCAAACCACGATTGACACGTGCCAAAGGCATGTTCCAATCATGATTGAACAGAGCTACAGTGTCTGTCATATTGGCTTTATCAAACGCACCTCTCTCGATGCGCTCGGCAAACTTGCCTCCAATTACAGTCTCGTCGTCAAACTTTGCGGCATAGCCCTCGACAATGACCTTACCGCCATCATCAGAGCGTACCTCAAAGTCTGCCAACGGTAGACTTCTTTTTTCTAGTTTATCACTCATCTTTTGATTCTGCTTTTTTAATTGTCCTTTCGGCCCAATTTTTCATGCTGTCACCTCCCCAAGCAGCGTACATGATTGAACCGCAGATATCTTTACCATTAGAATCAGTAAACTTCCCTTGGTCGTAAGTTTTGGCTCTACTAAGGAAGCTGAAAGTTCTTTTTACGGTTGATAAAGTGAGAGGTTCGCGCGATGCTAACTGATTAGCTCTAACCCAGCCAACGGAAGTTCCACACGATGTGCCGTTCTCCTCTTTGTGTTTGAGGGCAGCTTTTGCTCTATTTGAAGCCGATTGAGGGTAGTCACCGTAAGTAGCCATCACTTAGTGGGAAACCAGTTAACATTACTCATCGCTTCATCAACACCGCCTTTTTCAGAGTATCCAAAGCCGAGCTGATAGAATTTTTTACCATCTCTAACCGTCCACTTAATCTTAGCCATGTCAGCTTTATCGCCGAAAGCAATAAGCCGAAGTATAACTGCACGTAAGCTAGCAACATCAACCGCTCTTTGATTAATCGAAAGCGCTCTGAGACAAGCTTGAAACGCCTCTTCATCCCACTTTTTATCATAGTAGAAGTAGTTGTTAGTGAACTTGGCTTCCTTTTCCTCTGTGGCAGCTACATTCTTCTTTACCGACCTAGGAGCTGCATTGGTGATTTCAAAATAGAATCCAGCCATTATTCCTGTGGTTTTTGAATTGTCTCAGTTCCGCTCAAGTGCCCACCGTTTGTGAACTGCTTGGCATAATCATCCATGGATGAAATCGGAATCTGATTGATTTGAACATGGTGGTTATCGCCTCCTTCAACAGGCCCCATGCCTTCTTTACCCCTAACCTCATTGATTGAGAAAACTCCCGTATCGAGGAGGGTTTTATAGTACTGTGAACGTGTCGCACTGTCAGCTCTCAATAGAGAGTCAACATCAAACCTTGGATAGAGATTGGGCTGGTTTGGGAGTAGTTTTCTACTCAGCTCCATCTCGATTCTGCGAATCCAAGGGAAGACAGCGCTTTGGAAGAACTGGAGGTTCTTCTGTTCAAAGTTTGAATATGTTGAGCTATTTGTCTCAATGCCAACCATCTCTGGCGGCACTTGATAGATGCGGCAGATTTCTGTTGCAGAGTATCTCTTTGCTTGGATGAACTGCATCTGCTCAAATGGAACGGTGAGGGGCTGGTAGGTGAAACCTCCTGAGAGGATGGCAATTTTATGCTGATTACCAGCCCCCATATACTCTTGGTCCCACCGTTCCTGTATATCTCTCATCATCTGGCTGTCCAGACGTTCTTTGGTGGTGAGTACACCGCCTAGCAAGCCACCGTTTTCGTAGAACGTAACCCCAAAGTCCTGAAGACTTTTTGCCATCTTGAGGTTCTGAAGTTGAACGGTAGTTGGGCTGAGACCACGAAAGGCTTTAATCTCTAGAATATATTCTTGAGGCACTGGAGTTGGCGCACCAGTATAACTGTAGAACTTTCTACCCGTTTCAGCCTCAACCGTGTAATGGATATCTGTAGCTGGAATCCAGTACAACTCCATTTGGTCCGGCATAATCAACGCGTGACCAGTGCCGTATAGCAATGCATCACTGATGACCATCTGCCAAAACTCATATGCACCCATAAATGGGTTTGGCTCTTGGCTGATTACGGGAGTCAGTGGATGATTCGGCTGCAATGTTCTCTGGCCTTCCCTGTCTACAGATTCAATACCAAGCTCCAAAGAACACAGCGTATCTGAGATTTTTGAGACACAAGCGTATACAGCGCTTAGTTGAAGAGTGTCCTGACCATCCTTAAGCCCTACGCCCGGTACAACGTATGGGAATCTGCCTGTGGTCAACCATGATGGCATAACATTGCGCTCCTCGACGGGTTCATTGTCAAGAAACAACAAGCTTCTAGCAATCCTTGTAAGTCTGTTATCAGCCATTGATTCTGCGAATTTATTTATGCCTTAATAGTTTTTAATTATTTATGTCCGCCAACAACAGCCATGAAGAATTCAAAGTCATCATCCTCCTCTTCTTCGAAGGTTAACATCTCTCCAATCGAGTTAATGGCAGCCGCAATACCATCAATCTTGTCTCCGCTCTGCCTCTTATCAATCTTGATGTTGCCGCTGGCGTCACTCTGGAGAACAACATTTCCTAGCATCCACCTTAGCAGTTCATCGCCGCCGTGCATAAGCTTACCGTCAAGCGCAAGCTTCTCAAATAGCTTTGTTGGAAACGACTGAGACGCGAAACCAGTTCCAAATGGGTCGCAAACAACACCATCACCATCGAGGTCCCTGATGATGGACAAGCTATTCCATCTGTCATACGCCATACCCTTGATGTGATACTTTTCCATCAAGTTGTCCTCGTCATATTTGACCCTACCGTCTTCGATGTAGTGCCCGCTAATGAGTCTTCTGATAACATCATAGTTTACCGTATTGCCCGGAGCGATGTGAACATTGTCAAGTTCTTTAAACTTGCCGTAAATAGATGTCTCATCCTTTTCCATACGCTTCGTAATTGCCCTTTCAGGGATGAAGTAGTGCAACTCGATACCGTATCCAATCTCATTGTCTCCAGTACAGATAGCAAGAGCGGTTATGTCATCAGTGGCCGACAAGTCAAGTCCTAGATATGCAATTGGTTTCTGAGTCTTCTCGTCAAGGATGTGTGATAAGGATGGTGGCCTTCTATTTTCCTCACTCATCCACACGTCATCATCAATCCAAATAGCCTCTGAGCCCACAAATAGGTTCAGATGCTTCACCATGAACTCAGTAATAGACCTACCGCCGTATAGTTTAGCATTTTTGCACTGCTGTCTTAAGTAGTCCATACTGATTGAAGTGCCGATGCCTGGATTTGCTTTAAGCCAAACATCCTCATCATCCCACCTGTCTTCCGCCTCATCGATTTCGTAGCACAGGAAGAGCAGTCTGTCATTGTCAACTTTGCCATCCAACACCATTTTACCACCTTTGACGAACTGCATAGCCAATCCATCGGTCACAAAGCCAGCAGTTGAGATTGCCATCATGAGAGGGCTCAAACGGGCACCCATCGATGAAGCTAAGACTCGATACAGACTTCCATCCTTGATGGCATGCATCTCGTCAACACAAGCTAGATTAAGTGACAAGCCATCCAAAGTGTTAGCATCTGAAGACAATGGTCGGATTGTACCGCTTCTTGGCCCAAATATCTCTGTCCTATGAACCTTAAACCTTTTTTGAAGTGCTGGAGAGCTCTTGATGCAACGAGCAACCTCATCCCAGACTTCTCGTGCCTGGTCTCTCTTTGTAGCTGCCGTTACAAGCTGTGGAGCACCATCTTCATCTAACACAGCCATTGCACATATAATCGCGGCAGCAAGCTGTGATTTACCACTTTTACGAGCAACAAAGAGGTGAAAGGTCGTAAATCTCCTCCTTTTGTGGTTTTTCTTGTCGACCCAACCGAATATCTGTGCAATGATGATGACCTGCCATGGGCTGAGGATGAAAGGCTGTCCAGCTAGTTCTCCCCTAGTATGTTTGCATATAGTCTCAATGAAAGTAACGTACTTCGCAGCAAGCTCCATATCGAACTCCCATTCGAAATCATCATCTTCCTGACGTTCTAAATCGCTCAGAAAGCGCTGGTAGGCCAGTTTTATGTACTTGCCAACAACGATTTTATCATTGACTACGTCATCAACGTAATCCCAACCTCTTTGCAAACGGGACAGGTCTATCATTTCATCAGTGCATCAATTTCATCACCCTCAATAGATTTGTCTTTAGCATTTTGAGCGTTAGCTGCGGCGCCTAGAATTCGGCTTCTGTCCATTGGGCTCAGGCCTAACTTCGCTGACAGCTTCAAAACTTGGTCTTGAGCCTTACTTAAAGCTGTAAACGCACCACTCACATTGCTTGTCCCGTTCTGGAACACTTGAACGACATCATCGTACTCGTGAATCTCTCTGGCAATGGTGATATACAGCGCCAAGCTTTTTGCAAGCATAGTAACAGTGATTGCATCGACAGATTCAATCAATGAGTTGCTAGCAAGATACTGAACAACTTCATGGAACAACTCCTCTCCCTCCTTGTCAAGCTGGAAGATAGGCTTGATATCAGATGTTTTTGATGCTGAAGTTGTAGTATTTGATGGCTTGGGCGATGGTGGAGGTGCAGCCTGTTTCTTGAGGCTTTCCAACTTGCCGAGGCCGCTAACTTTTTCTTTGGGTGAACTCATACGGTTTCAATTGTTCTTTCGTTTTCAATCAACTTAGCAAGCACGATGTTACCGAGATGGTCGATATAGTTAATTGTGTACCTTAATTTAAACTTATTACCCAAGAATGTCTCTTGTGCATATCCACTTAAGTCTAATGTTCCAACCCATTTGTTCTCTGATGAGTTGACAGGACCTATATCAGGTGGTGACGATGTGATTGCCATGTTCACATTACCAGCTAAGTACCATCCCAACTCACCCTGTAAATAGAGTTGAGCAGATTGAGTTTCTATGGTCAGGAATTGGAAGTACTCACCAGTATCTGGGTTCTCCTTGTAAGATTGTGTGTTACTTCCGTTCTGATTCATTGCGAAGATGCCAATGTCATTTGACTGATTTGCATAGAATGCAGGGAAGAAGCCAGGGTTTTCGCTAAACACAGAAGCTGATACAACCGGGGGGTAGTCCCAGACGCTCCAATCCAGGAACACCTGAGTCGTGATTCTAGCGTATGCCTGCGGGTGAGTCTTGTGACGAACATCAACATCGAACACATACCTGTATGGATAATCCATGACATCGTGAATAGCACCATCGCTGCTCTCATTTGTATTCAATTCAAGCTGACCGCCTTCTATAATATCAGCAAAGAAGTTAGCCGGACCATTTAAGGTTTTTGACTGCTCATCTTTCTGGTAGTAGTATCGAGGGATAGTAATTTCGTATTCGTCTGGATTCAACTCATTACCATTGATGTCTCTGAGATATCCAATATCGTAATAGAACACACCTGGGTACCAAGCTGGGTTCGTTAGATTCCAAGATACAGAGTGAGGAATTGGGAATGATTCCGCATCTGTGTAATCATTGGCGTAAAGCACAGACATGTCAACGGTTGCTTTAGTTGTTACATAGCAATTGAAACCATCGACGTCATAGAGGATGCCTTTATCTTGAATGGTATAAGTCACACCTTCTACTGTTGAGCGCATAATGGTAAGCGTTACCATGTTCGCCAACTCAAGCGCCCTATCCAATTCCGAGTTGATGCAGTTGAACTGAAGGAAGAAGCCGTCATTAACCTTTGATGCTGGTGATGACACCCTAATAGTTTGTGGTGGGTCATCATCTGTCGTTATAAAGTCTGAAGAACTCCCACAAAGCAATCCATTACCATTACCACCACCGCCACCACCGCCAGAACCATATCGAGTGCCATCGCTGACGTATGACTCTAGCTGGATGACAATTGAAGACAAATCCGGGCTGATGCCTTGTGGCCTGAACCCAAAGTTGATGAATTCTCTTGTAAGCTGGATGTATTCACTTTCCAGCAGCATATCTCTAGAGATGTTAAGTACCTCTTGCATCTTTCTTTTTCTTTCTTAGGAATTCAGCCCACTCCTCTTTCGTTTGGAAATGGTAGCCCTGTGCTTCATATGCTGCCCGTCGAGCGTTACATGAACGGCAGCTACCTACAATGTTTGACTGGTCATGGAACTCGTAGTCATCCAGAGATTTGGCTGGTATAACGTGGTCCGCTTCTGTTGCAACCGTGACCTTGCATAACTCCAGGCACCAGACGCAGACAGGGTCTCTAGCGAGCACCGCCTCTCTTGTAGCTCTCCACATAGGTGTTTGGTACCTCTTGTCGCTGATGTGTCCCATGAATGGCTTTCTGAGTTTGCCAGTTTTTAGGTGCCTCTCGTTTCTGCCCTTCTTCTTCGATATCCAAGGTTTGGGTCTTGAGTTTCTACGGAGGTTCATCTGGTAAAAGTATCTGAGATGTCGTCGTTTTAGCCTCCTAAATCTCCGCCGGAGACTTATTGGGAGACTTTGGGAGACTTATCTAACCCTCTGCATCCCCTGTAAACACTTGGATTTTGATATTTCGGGAGACTAGGAGACTTAGATTTGAAAGGATTACCGCCTCTCTTTTTCTCCCCATATTATCTCATTCGCACGTGTAGTTAACTCTTCCTCTCCTATGTCTCCTTCTCTCCCAAATATATAAATATGCTCTAGAACACCAGTAAACACTAGGGTTTTGGTGGGAGACTTACGGGAGACATAGCGCAAATCGGGAGACTTAGGCCGTTTTTGGGAGACTTACGAACCCCCCCTAGCCCATATTGGTTGGAGTGTACGGAAAGCTGGGACGCCGCCGATTGGAATTGCCGGATGTGATAGAAAAGTGATACCCCATGGGTGCCCCTCTGTATCCCAGTGGTGGCGCGGGTTTCAGCCTTTTGTCACGTATTGTGTCACGCATCTTCACAAATCGATGAGGCGCAAACTTGCCATGTCACATATAATTTCTGCCGTGTCACATATTGCAAACAGTTTGTAAAATTGGGGTCCGGCGGGGGTCCGGCGGGGGTCCGTCCGGGGGTCCGGCGGGGGTCCGTCCGGGGGTCCGTCCGGGGGTCCGTCCGGGGGTCCGTCCGGG